ATTTAAATATTCCTATTCTAACGATAGATCCTTTGTCTCAGGTTGAGGACAATACAATTGAATGATACAACAGACAACAGCATTAAGAAAAATTTCTGCTTTACGCAAGCGAATCAAAGGAATACAAGGAGGACAAGGAGCTTCTAAGACATATTCTATCTTAATGCTTATAATTAATCACGCATCTTCAGTACCCGACAGGGAGATTTACATAGCTTCGGACGAGTTGTCGAAAATGCGAATAACTGTTATTAAGGATTTCTGCAACATAATGAAGATGGTTGGCATTTTCAAGAAGGAGCACTTTACGGATGGAACACTCTATAAATTTCCTAATGGCAGTTTTATAAAGTTTTTAGGATTAGATAAGGATGATATTGGAAAAGGACTTCGTTCTGACTTGGTTTTTGTTAATGAGGCGAATAAAGTAAAATTTTCTACGTATCGAGAGTTAACTTCTAGAGCCAAGCAAGTATTCTTAGATTTCAATCCGAATAAGAAGTTTTGGTTTCATACTGAGGTAATGACACGTAATGATTGCGATTTCTTGAAGCTAACGTTCTTAGATAACGAATTTCTATCGAAAGAGGAAGTAAGTGAGATTGTAAGGTATAAGCAGAGAGGGTTTGACCTCAACGGAATTGTAACCAATACATATTGGGCAAATATGTGGAGAGTCTACGGACTTGGAGAAGTTGGTCAAGTTGAAGGTAGGATTTACAATTGGAAACCGATTTCATATTTTGATTATCTGAATATTGAGAAAGAAACTTATTACGGATGTGACTGGGGATTGGTAGATCCATTTGCGGTTGTTGAGGTAAAATATTACGATGGTAATTTATATGTTCACGAATTAAACTATGCTTCAGAGAATGAGCTTAGGCGAGGACTGAATGAAACGCAGATGCATCAGATAAACGCACATCAAGAGGAAGGATTAGTGAGTTGGCTCTTTGAGCGATTGAATATACGCAAAGAAGCGTTGATTGTCTGCGATAGCAATAGACCTACGAAGATACACGCATTAAGAAGAGGTGGATGGGAATACGCTGTTGCGGTTGGCGGTAAGAGTCGAGTTGTTGATAGAATTGGAACATTACAGAGTTTGAACATATATTACACCGATTCTAGTAAGAACATAGCTCACGAGCAAGAAACGTACTGTAGAAAGAAGGATAAGTTTGAAGTAGTGCAGGAAGAGCCGGAGGATGATAACAATCATACTTTAGATGCTATAACTTACATAACTGAGAAACTGTTCAAGATGGGTGTTATTAAGAACCTTTAGACAAATATATTTGTCTAGTGCTTATCTAATTAAAGTGTATGAATAAAAATATTATATTTGTAAAATGGGATTTAACTTCAATATAGGTTGGAATAGCTCAATGCCGACTTCGGTAGAGCGAAATAGCGATGGGAGTTTCTTCTTTGAAACATTGACATCAGATGCTAGACACAACAGATTATTAACTGAGACTCAGAAATTAAATGCTGTTCTTAGCAATCCTGCGGTACTAAAAGTATTCACAATAAACTGTGATTTGTTTAGTATGGGCAAGATAAACCAGAAAGGTGGAGATATCGATTTTTTATATAGCCAAAGGTCTAAACCTAATTTTAAACAGACTTGGACTCAGTTTTTATGGGATTATATGTTTTGGGTACAAACAGGTACTGCATATATGTGGACTCCAGGCAATGCATCAAATATCTCTGAAAACAATACAATCCAATGGCTAAACCCTATTGGAATAGAATGGGATACTGATATTATAGATAAATTGAAAGGCTTAGTGTTTTCTGAGGCAACCTATAAAGATATATTGAAAGGTACTGTAAAGTACAATTTAGGCAATGGTCAAACTAAAATAATTCCACTTAATGAGATAACTCCGTTTTTTGATTTATCTAACTCCATTGATGGAAACTTTTACAAGGGAGCTTCGAGACTCGATGCGTTGTATAAAGTTATATCTAACTCAGAACAAGCTCTTGATGCTAAGTCTATCAATTTAGAATTTACCAAGAAGTTTATGGTGTCTGGGAAGAACTCTGACGACAATATTATGAACTTGGTTATGCCTGATGGCGAGAAGAGCTCTATTGAATCATCTATGCGTTCGAACAAATCTGTTCACGCTGTTAAGACTCCTGTAAATATATCTAGATTTGTAGAGAATATCGCTAGTTTGAAATTAGACGACAGTTACTACAATGACTTTTTTATGATTGGATCTATGTACGGTATTCCGAAGGATGTACTTGAGTCTGCTATTAGAGGTAACTCTACTTATGACAATCAAGAAAAAGCTATTGGAAGACACGTTGATTATGTCATGAAGCCTAAAGGTCAAATGTTGACAGATGAGTTGGAAGATAAATTTGGATATAAGGACTTAAAAATGAGTTGGAGTCACTTATCATTTAACCAAGTGTTTGAGCTTCAGAAAGAGACTGTTATCAAAGCTAAACTTGACAATGCTATACTAGCTAAGGCTAATCAATTAAACATAGATGATTATGAAGACTAAAAAAGATATCATAGCACTTATCGCTAAAAAGAACAAGGAGATTGAAGAACGAAAAATCATTAAGAAATGAATATATCTGAAATAGTAAAGAATAAGGCTGAGATCATGTCTCTAAAGAAAGCTGAAGTCAAAACTGTAAAAGGAGGTTTAACCTCTGTATCAAAGACTTCTGCTATAAAAGGAGTACACAAAGATAATGAGCTTAGCTTGGAAAGAACTATAGTAGGAAATACTTATCTTTGGATGGACTCTCACGAAGATGTTCATGCTAAAGGATGTTTCTCTAAGTCAATCAAGGAGAATAAGAATATCTTTCATTTGCATGACCATGAGTTTAAGATAACTGCGAAAGTAGGTGAGCCATTAAAGGTTTACGAGCAGGAAGTTGCCTGGAAAGATTTAGGTGTAGAAAGAGAAGGTAATACGCAAGCTCTTTTGATGGATACTGAGATAATGAAGGAATACAATTCTCAAATATTTGCAGAGTATAAAAACAACAAGATAAATCAGCATTCAGTTGGAATGGTTTATGTAAAGTTGGATCTAGCCGTTAACGACGAAGAGTACGAAGAGGAGAATAAAGTTTGGTTAGATAATATTGATGCTATCGGAAACAAAGAGATGGCTGAAGAGAAAGGATATTTTTGGCTAGTGAGAGAAGCTAAGCTAATAGAAATAAGTGCAGTTTTAATGGGTAGTAATGAACTTACTCCTACGATGCAGGAAAATAAAGAAGCCGACGAAGTCACTTCAATACCCGAGCCGATGGAAGTCACTCAAAAGAGAAGGAATATTTAATTAACAATTAAACAGAGAAAATTATGTTTACTTACAAAGGGCAAGATGCCATTGACAAAATGACTCCGGTAGAAGCAGATGCTTACCAAACGGAAAAAAGAACTTTCGAGCAAGAAGCTACGAATAAGCAAATTGCTGATGCAATTGTAAAAGCTAATGAGGCTTTTGAGGCTAAGTTCAAAGATGCTAACGAGCAAATCGCTAAGCTAAAAGAAAACGCTACTGTTATTGAGAAATCAAAAGTAGTTGGATTGAAAGATGAATTAGAGGCTAACAAAGCTGTATTGAAAGAAATTGCAGGTAAAATCTCTAACAAAGAAGTTGTTATAAAAGCACTTTCTAACAGAGCTTCTGTTGCCAACAACGAGCAAGCATATGATTTACCAGATATTGGTCAATTAGCTACTCGTAAATTATCTATGTACGACATTTTTCCTAAGTTGACTATCGGTGATGGTAACAACAATGGAGTAATTCGTTACTACGATTGGGATGAGGCTACCATTGCTAGAGCTGCTGCTGCAGTTGCTGAAGGAGCTGTTTTTCCAGAGTCTACTGCTAAGTTTAAAAGAGGAAGTGTTACTATCCAAAAGATTGGAGATACTTTACCTGTAACAGAAGAGTTCTTCGAAGATGCTCAGATGTTTGCTGCTGAACTAGGAATGTTCCTTGACACTAACGTTGCGTTAGAAGTTGATAGACAATTAGCTCTTGGAGATGGTACAGGAAATACAATTACAGGACTAGTTGCTTCTGTTGATGCTTACGTACCTGCTGCTGCAGGAATCGCTGATGCTTCAATCTACGACTTACTTGTAAAAGTTTCTGAGTCTATTACTGCAGGTGGTGGATCTAAGTATATGCCTAACTTCGCAGTTATGAATATCGCAGACATCAACAAAATGAAGTTGAAAAAAGATGCTAACAACAATTACGTTATGCCTCCATTTGTAACTAGAGATGGTGCAAGTGTTTCAGGTATTACAGTTATTGAAGCTAACATTATCGCTGCTAACACATTGGTTCTTGGAGACAATCGTTTCGCTAGAATCTATGAGAAAGGTGGAGTTGAAATGTCAAAAGGATATTCAGGAACTCAGTTCGTAGAAGACGAAATGACATTGAAAGCACGTAAGAGAATGGCTTTCTTGATTAGAGCTGCTGACAAAGGTGGATTTAAGAAAGTAACTTCTATTTCTGCTGCTTTAGTAACATTAGCAACATAGTAATATGAAAAAAGTAGAGTTTGTAAAAGACTTTGCTGCCAAGAAAAAAGGAGATGTAGCTGAGTACGATGGTCAATTGGCTTCGTACTTGGTGCATACCGAAAAGGTGGCTAAGTATTGGAAAGAAGAACCTAAAAAGAAGTAGATGTATTTAATAGACCAAACATATTTTATTAAGCAATACAACATTCCTAATCTTAACGAGATGGATAGTGATGTTTTAATTAATTTAGAGCAATATATTGACAAGGATGTTAGGTCATTACTTAGAAACGCTTTAGGATATAGCCTTTTTAAAGATTTAGACAGTAATATTACAGATGGAGTTCTTAATGTAGGTGCACCTCAGAAATGGCAAGATTTTGTAAACGGAGTTGAATACGTGAAGGATAATAAGACAGTTAAATGGAAGGGTATCGCCTACGAGGAAGGATTATCCAAAACATCTCTTTTAGTGCCTTACATCTATCACAATTGGCTCAGAGACAACATCAGTCAAGTAACAGGAGTTGGTGAAAAGGTAATCTCTGCACAAAATGCGGTAAATGCCAATTCTAATCAACGCATAGTTGCTGCTTGGAATGATTTTATGGAGATGTACCAGGGCGATTATCGTTACGGAAGAAAAGAAACCTTTTTTATTAGAGGAGTTCGTTTTACCGATTTCTTAGGAGACAATTATGACGAGGATGTTCCTTTGATTATATTCTTAGAAGACAATGATGATAAATACACCGATTCTTTAAAAGTAACTTACGTTAAGCAAAATCAATTAGGTATATGATTATAGTCGAGGACATACTAAAAGAGATATTCTCACAACTTCCTGCTATAAAAGACAGTAATTCTGTTGATTTTTCACCTCAGTTTAATTGGGGGTCTCAGAATACGCTAAACTTATACTTGTCTCAGTTCAAAAAGAGTGTTAAATACCCTCTAGTTTGGCTAACAGAGACTGTTGATGAATCAGACATTTATGCTCACAAGCTAGAAAAGCCTGTTAAGTTAATTTTAGCTAAGCAGTCTAATCATCCTAATAACACTAATCCTGTGATATGGGAAACTGAGTTTACTAGCGTTCTCAATCCGTTATTAAAGAATGTAGTCACCTCTATAGAAAAAAGTGGTGTTACTTCTATAAAAGATGGAAAGTATAAAGTTACTAGATTAGCTAATTATAGTGAGAATGAAGGAGCTGATGCTAAAACGATAGATAATTGGAATGTAGTAGTTTTTGAGGCTACGGTTATCTTTAGAGAAAAAGCAGATGGAACTGCGAAATGTATAAATACAATTAAATTCTAATGAAGGCAAATAAAAAAAGAGTAGAGCTTAAAACGTTTAAAGTACTAACTCCATTTACTTACGATAGACCGTATAGAAAAGGAGACTTTATTGTATTGAGTGATGAAAAGACAATTGAAAAATTAATTAATAATAAAATCATAAGATAATGATAACAGGACTAAACGTATTAAACTGCTCATCTTCAGATGTAGTAGGTACAGGATTAGCAGGTTGCAGAATCGATAGAAAACGAGTTGTTGCTATTGGATTGCTTGCAAAAGGAACGGTTTTATCGGGAACGGTAGATAAATCGTATATTCAGAATTTACAGCAAACAGGTAAACTTATTTACCTTAAGGGAGTAATTACTTTTGCTGACAACACTCCTGACCCAACGATTATAACAAGAGAAGGTTCTGGTTACAAGACTTTAGTGTCTGAGCTTCCTTACGAGTATCTTGCTACTTTTGACAATGGTCAGAACTTTCAAAAAGCATTGAAATCTATTAGCGGAAACGGTAATTATGATTTAGTTCTATGGGATGTTGACGATGTTATGTGGTTAACTCAAAACCTTGCAGGAGATGTTAAAGGATTTGCTTTAGGAATGCATAATAGCGGTAAGTATGTAGGAAACGATGGAACTAACGCTGCTTCTCAAACTTTAATGTTGCAACTTACTGAAAGAAGTGAAGTTGACGAAAGAATGAGCTTTGTTACTCCTGAAGACTTTTCTTCTAATGATTTAGATGGTGTTAACGATGTTAAAATCTCAATTGACCCAATCGTTGCGTCTTCAACAACAGTTGTATTTGCTCCTTATTTAATTGATGGAAGTCATTTAGTAGAGGGATTGACTCTTAGTGATATTAGAGTAACTAAAAATGGAGCTATTGTGACTCCAACTAATCTTTCTTACGTTACTAATGAAGGCAAGATTACGGTTACTGTAGCTGCTCATGTTGCTGCTGATGCTATTACTGTTCAATTATTTGATTCAGTTTTAGTTAAGCCAGTAATATTATCTCCTGCAGATGTATTGTATAAATCAAATATAGCTACTGCGGTTGTAACTGCCTGAGCTAGCGTTTTCAATGGTGTTTTTAGTAATCAATTTGCTTAACCTTTAATAATTAATAATATGACAAATACTGTGTTAAAGGCTCAAATTGATAGCCAAATCACGAACGAAACGACACCAAATGGTATAACCCCAACGGAAGTTGGGGCAAATATCAAAGCAGTAGTTGATTATGTCGATCAAGAAGTTTTATCAATAACTCCACAATACAAAGTGTATAAAGCATTATTAACTAAATCTGCTTCTGTTTATACACTAAACGTTTTGGAAAATACTTTAGGATTTACACTTGTAGCAGGTATAAATGGCGGTAGTTTATTTATTACTGAATCAGTAAGCAATAACTTTTTAACGGTAAATAGTATAGTAAGAGTAAGTGACACTTCAAGCGATAAAGATGTTTTAACAAAATACGCTATTGACTCGCTAAATCAGATAGCTGTAATCACTTACTACCAAGGCACAGAAAATTTAAATTTTAGTACAGGGTTGCAGGTAGAGATTTATGTCTATTAACTTAAAATGTTTGTTACTTTAAAGGGAGTGGGTTAGTTCCTGCTCCTTTTTTTATCCGTATAACTATGACTATAAAAGAATATCTTGATAGGGCAATATTAGTGCAATCTTCTATATCGGAAGAGACTTCTAAGGCAGTTTATAAGAATGAAGTTCAGATAATAAGATTGAATACAGAAGACCAATTATACACTAAAGGAATTAATGTAAACGGAGGAATACTTGGTATTTACTCAGGTAATCATCAACCGACAGCAAATTCATTGCTAAGAGGATTCCCTAAATTGGCAGGAAGTAGATATAACTTCTTAGACTCCGGAAGATTATTTAATGACATGGAAATAAGTGTATCTAATAACCAGGTAACTATTTCTAATACTGACACAGGTAATAAATTATTGGAATTATATTCTATCACAGGTTCTGAGTTTATAGGATTAACTATAGAGAATCAGCACGTACTTAACTACGAGATAATTCAACCTGAATTATTTACCTTTATAAAAAAATATTTATGACTTAGTGTCGTTAATTTAATGCTATGGAAAAGATAAAGTTAAATCATAATTGCAAAAAACGCAGCTTTTTAGAAAGGCTTCTAAATATAGATGGTAGTCATAATTGGCAGTCACGTGCTACAAATAAATATGGATTACCTACTTACGAAGTATGTTTAAAATGTGATAAAGCAAGAGAAAGAAACAGCAGAAATGACGAGCCTGTATTCTCAGAATGCGAAAGGATTAAAGAATTTGACAATCAATTTGATGCAAAAGGAAACTACAAATATGAATAATAACGACACTAAGGTTTATGATAATATAGAAACTCTTCCTTTGTACAATTGGGATAAATACCTAAGCACTAAAGATACTAATTGGTTCAGAAATGATTTTGATGGGAGGCAAAGTAAGCATGATCCGTTTTTAAAGGAAGAGGAATCTATATTAGAGGAATATTTTACTGCGATTAACGATAGGTCTTTTACTATTAAGTTACAGAAATGGGCAAAGATTAACAACTTAATGACTAAGTACAACGTTGTCAATGCATTACTAGATAGATTTTCTATGGGTTTTGCAGATATACAATTGGAAATGAGATTGCAGTTTATTAAGCAGTTAAAACTCCACGGATTTAAGATGTCAGAGGTTAATACTCCCGATGGAGATATTGAGGACATAATTAGGATTAGGCAAGAGGTACAAGGAATAAAAACAAAGATAAAACTGTTAGAAGGAGAATTAAAAGACGATGGTAGAAAAGAGTCTGTATCACTTCAAAGGCAATTGCAAATAGCTACTATAGGACTTAGTTATCCTTACAGATTAAACCCAAAAGAAATATCTGTAGCTGAGTGGATTGAAATATGTAAAATGTTAGAAGAACAAAACAAATA